CAAATTCCTGTCGAAATGTACGATTATCTAGCTGACCCCTGGCTGCTTCAACTTCCTCTTTCGGAACATTACCCCCCTCTACTGTTGTAAAACTCCATCTCTTCCAATCACCACTTTCATCTTCGGGTACATAACACCATAAATCGTAAAACCAACTTGCCGTTCCATCAGGTGTAGAAATAAATAACGCCCACCCCTGCTTATCTGCTAATGCAGGTCTAATAACTTCAGACCATACCTCTCTGTCCATAAATGCAGCTTCATCTAAAACTACTCCACTTAAACTACGACCTCTCAATGCCATAGCATTTTCAGTTCCCTTTAATTCAATAGTCGATTCATTTACTAATTCAATCTTTAAATCTGTCTCATTCTTGGATTTGATCCACTGCTTCGGTACTAACTTCTTCAGTGTTTTCCATGCAATGTCCTTCGCCATTCGATAGGTAGGTGCACAGTAAAAATATGTTTCTCCAGGCTTTGATATAGCACCTTTCAATAACTCAACACAGCTTAAATAGCTTTTACCAAATCTTCTTCCAGCTACCAACACCCTAAACCTTTCGTCAGCTTTGAACACCTCCCCTTGTGCCCATCGTAAACTTAACGGTTCTGCTACTGCCATATAAAAATAATAACCTCTATTATCATAACAGCAACTTATTTCGTGGTGTATCAACAGGTTCCCCGCCTAGTACATAAATAATTTTTTTTCTGCAACTACACCCCCTAGTAACAAATAATACATGCTATTGTATAAACTACTCTTGTATATATATCAGCATCTGGTATAATAAAAGAGTAGGTAAGAGAAACATCTCTTTCCGAACCTAGAAAACTTAATTAATTTTTCAGCTATGAAACCAACTGCACGTTACACCTTTTCAGGTGTCGAGTCTTTGAGCTTCACATCACATGATGTAAGCGTTCGATTCTCAGATGGAGATTCACTAAGCGTTGACTTTTCACGAGGTCAAAACGGCTTAAAGATGATTCACGAAGAGTGTCGAGACTTTCTCAAGTGGTACGGCAAACGAGACATGAACGAGCTAAGAAAGACTTTCAAAGCTCTAGAGGAGATCATCAAAGAAGAGGCGGAGGTATGACCTTCCGCCACTCCTTCAACCCTCCGATCTGTTATGGGTCGGAGTGGGATCACTTCGTAGATGACGAAGCAAGATCGAGAGGTATTCCCTCAAACGATTTACAAGCCCTCGAAGATCTCGAAGACGAACTCCGCACCAAGTGTGAAGATCAATACGAAGATGAGCAAATCGAAGCTTATGAGCAATCTAATTTTTGACTCCTACATGGAGACAAGGCTCGAAGAGATCGAGGAGGAACTCCACAAGGAGAACCCTCTCGACCCTCACATAACAAAAAAAGCCTACGAACTTCTTCTCCGAGAGGTTTATCACTAACCACCGAGGAGCTTCGGCTCCTCTTTATTTCTTATTGCTATGAAATTTCAAATAGGTTACCTAACCTTTATGACAGTTTTATTATTCTTTCTTGGTACATGGGGAGCACATCAAAAAGCTCCCTCTTTCGACTACTCAACGATAAGTTGGGAGGAGACAAGACCATGAACGGTTATTCTAATCACGAAACGCTTAAAGTGGCTCTCATGTTGGCTAACGACCATGAGAGCTATAAGCTCGCCAAGACTTGTCCAAGTTTTGAAGAGTTCCGCGAAAGATTCGGTGAAGATGAGTTGGACGGCGTCAAACTAGACGACCCAAAGCTCAATATCAAAGAGCTTGATCGACAGATAGCTAACTTTTATGAGCCTTCCGATCATGACATGATGAGTTCCTTCGGAACAAAATGGCATGACTACCTCTAATACACGAGGAGCTTCGGCTCCTCTTTCATTCTTATTGCTATGTTAAAACTTAAAATTAATTCTGATAACCAGGCATTTGACCAGGCCGAAGGCCAGGAAGTCGCCAGGATACTTAGAGCCCTGGCTGATAAACTCGAACACCTGGACAAACTTCAGGAATGCCAGCTCCCTTTGAGAGATCTCAACGGTAACACGGTTGGCTACTACCAAACCTGGACCGACCAGGGTAAAAGCCAAGGGGCGGTGATCAGTTCACCCTATGCGGAGTGGAGGTCTTAACCTCCCTCCTTTTTTTACCTGGAGACACCAGGACAAGACCAGGTAATTCCCAGGTAAACTCCAAGTCAGCTGGAAATTGAATGTTTTTTTGCGATTTGCTCCCTTCAGAATCGCTTGTAAGGCTTGCGTTCCAAAGGTTGAATGTCTTAGTGCCCTCGAAATTGAATGTTTTTTGCGACCAAGGGGAAACCAGGTTCGAGATCAGGTAAACACCAGGAGATGTCCAGGTAAACTACCAGGTAACCACCAGGGCGGGTCCAGGTCAGCAAAAATTGAATGCAAAAATCAAGCTATATAAACTGAATGTCAAAAACTGAATGCAATTTTCAGCTGGCTTTGTCAACTGAATGTAAAAACTGAATGCAAAAATTGAATGTTTATTCCTTGCTTTCGATTTGAATATTTAAACTCGGTGGCATATTTACATTTACTGCTTCTTGAGTTTCTCCATTTGCTCGACCTAAAGAATCTAAAATCATATGTGCTGTCTGTAATTGTCCTTTTTTTAATGCCGCATTGAACAATCTTTGTCTCATACTATGCAAACGAGAGAGTATATCGGCTCTATCGCGTTCCAAATCTTGTGAGTTCCATTCGGTAACGCGTTTCCAATCACTCCATGCTGTTTTTTCAGCGATGCCCTCTCTTTGTGCGTGCTGTAAAACTAACTGTCTTGTAGAAAGACCATCTAATTGTTTTGTGTAAAGTCTTTGGCAACGCTGTTCAATATGAGTTTTTGGATTGCGTTTTCCATAAATATTTTTAATTCTTTCTAGATCTTTTTCTGACATTTCCAATAAAAAAGAGGTATTAACTAAATAATACCTCGTAAGTTTGTATATGTGAAAAGAAATTAAGAAACAAGTTCAAATAATTTTCCCTCGTTAATAAATTTAGTTTCGTCAAAATCCCAAATCTCACCAATTTTTAATTCATCAAGAAGCATTTGTCTTATTTGTTGTAAGATTGCATAACCCAAAGAATTTTTATAATTATCATGTTCACAAGATTGATAATCATAATTGTTGATAATTCCGACTAGATAACCTAATTGGTTATGATCGTCCCAATAAATAACAACATTGGACATTCTGCGATTATAAGAAAGTCTTTCGGAATATTCTTTATCGTTATATCTAGCCATCAAAGAGTTTTGATTTTCTCTTAATAAGATGTCAAAGATCATTCTAAAGAAATCACCGTCAGAATATTGCAAGAAATAGATGTCATAAAGACCATCACAAAACTTATCAAATTTTGCGTGAAGTTCCATTCTTTGATCAAAAGTGGTTACACCTTTTGGGTGGTTTCTTTCGTACCAAGAGTCTTTCTCAAGTGATCTAATCGCTCTAATCACATGAGATTTTCTTTCTTCATCAGTTTTACCACTTTTCATATAATAAAAAGTAGATAAAGCATTAAGAGTATCGTCCGAACATAGGTAAGCTGACATAGCGAATAAAGTAAACTACTCCTATATTATAACAGTTATTTCTTATTATTTGCAATGATTTTGGAAAATTTTATTGAACTTCCTTTAGTTGATGCAAGATATAAAATATCAAATAATTTTATAAGTCTAATTTTTCTTTTAGTAGAAAATTTTGAATATTTAATGAAAGAAAGCATAGTAGTTAATAAAAACCATTGATCACTGAATGAGAGCTTAATTTCATTAGGATTTGGTTGGTCTTGTTCATTTTGAAGTCTCAATAATAAATCTTTAATTCTGCTCATAATGATTGCTTTATCTATATTTATGCTAGTATAATAAAGTAGTAAATGTAAAGTGCCTATGGTTAATTCAAGACGTTCCAATGAACTTCGATCACAAGATTTAGAAAGGTTGAAACGTCTTTTAGACTTAGGAATATCACCGAAAGGTGTTCGAGCTTATGCCCAAAGTACATTTAATGTTTCAAGGCAACAAGCTCACCGAGATACAGTCAAAGCAATGACTGATCGTTCCAAAGATAAAAGGGTTAAACCTTGTAATACGGAAAAGCAAAAAATGATTGGAGCTTCCATGAATTTACTTTTCCAATGTATGCTCAAAGCTGAAATGAATAACGACCCAAGTTCGTTAGCTAGATTAAGCAAAGAGATACGAGAGCTTTCTAAGCTCATTCCTGATTTTTCAGCTACACCTGATCCCGAATGGGATGATGAAAATTATGTAAGTTTTGAAAAATCTGTCTCATAAAATTATTATTTTTTTCTCATAAAACGCTATGACACAATCAAAAACAAAAAAAGTTATTCTCGAAAACGACCCACTATATAAAGAAAAAAAAGAGTGGTCAAATAGATTTGCCTTTCTATATGGCAAAAAAATTGTTGGAGTTCGTTATTTAACACAAGAAGAAACCGAAGCAAGCGGTTGGTATTCTTCTCCAATAGTTATTGAACTAAGTGGTGGTATGGCATTAATACCACAATCTGATGATGAAGGTAATGATGGAGGTGCATTATGGATTGCCAATTCAAAAGGCAAAGAAGATTTAGCTCCCGTTATTAGAGGTTAATTATGCCTAATTGGACAACAAATGAAGTTACGTTTTCTTCAGCAAAAACAACAAACATTAAAAAAATAAAAGAGATCTTTGAAAAAGGATCTCCATTTGGCCAACTTATAAAAGAGCCTAAGTGGGATTCCGTTCCATTAAAAGGAAATGAAACAAGTGGCCATTTTGATAAAAAGCCTTTAGGAATGGTAGGAGAGCTACCGATCATTGAAGAACATAAATTACGAAACGGAGAAGTAATGAAGTTTCGTAAATTTAAGTCTACAAATGTTCAAGATACACGTTGGTATGATTGGCGGTTGGAAAAATGGGACACCAAATGGGACGTTCCAAAAGATGATATTGAAATTATTGAAATTAACAATGGTTCTATTGTTATTGGTTTCGATACCGCATGGTGTCCACCCTACTCTATATATAAAAAACTTAGAGATAAATTTAAAGATGTAAAAATCGAATGGTGGGCAAGAGATGAAGATGATCAAACTAATGGGGAGGGTTATTATTTAAAATGAAACATAAAGAGTATCAACAAAAACGAGCAGCTTTAGATGATGCTTACCTCATGGGTGATATTTCATTATCTGATTATGCTCGTGATTCTATAAATCTTGATTTTAAATATAATCAATTTATGTATGAAGATGAGAATTATAGACAATACAAAGAAATCACTTCACCAAGTCGTAATGGCTTGCGTGAAGTTTCTTTCGTTCCAATGAAGAAATCTTCTAAATGTAAATCAAGTGGCAAATTAATTAAATGTCCTAAATGTGGTAAAACTCAAAGAGTTTTTCATCTTGCATGGTCATCTTTATCTTGCCAAAGTTGTTCATGGATTTCTGATAAATACGATTGGCAAATTGAAAGAGGTACACATGAAAAATAATTCTTTTAAAAAAGATGGTTTTCAAGATAGATTAATTGAAGGATTACTTTCTAATAAACCATTTTTAAAACATTTTCTTCATCAATATTTAAGTTCACTTAATGATGATGAATATAGAATGTTTTTTACTGAATATATAAATTCATTTGATGGTTCTTTGGATTCTAATAAAGATTTTTATAAACCAAAAGACTTGATCAAACGTACCAATAACAAATTAATTCCTTTGAAAAATGAAACAAGAACATAAAGAATATGTTTTAGAACTTTTATTAGAAAGATTATCTTTTTTTGATGAAATGTCTGAACAAGAATGGATTGATAGAAACGACCCAAAGGGTAAAGAAATGAAATTACTTACTGAAATTATCTCTGATTTTTAATTATGACTGAAGAACAACTTGAATACTTGCACACTTTACTTGATAAAAAAATGTGGGCATTGAATAAAAAACAAAAAAGACAAATGTTTAAATATCAATGGGATTCTGAAAAGAAAACTAAAGATGAAATACGTTTTGTTCAATCAATTCGACATGATCTATTATTTGTCGAACCAGATATGGATAATTATGATCCACTTTAATTAGCCAGCTGAACTAAAAATTTCCAGGATTTCAAAAACCTG